CCAGTTTGCAGTATAAACAGATTTGTATTCTGTCTCTGGTAGCCTGTTGAAACCGCTTCTACGTTGTTTGTCGGATTGGGTATTTGTTGCAGCATTAGATTTCCTCCAGTACTAAAATATCTTGAGTTTGATTAATTTCTTTTATGATAAATTTACTTGCTTTACTAAACTTTCTATCATTTATATCTAATTCAAGGTTAACGGTATCTAATAATTCCATAACGCTCGTGTCATAACCTACAGGCACTTCTATAGTCTGCCGCATATTAGTGTATCTGTAGCTTAATAATCTTGCCAAAGCATCAACATCATCAATACTTATTAAATCTGTATCAAATGTAGATGTTAACACCTTGCCATAATTAGATTCTGCCCATGACTCCAATTCATTAAATAAAAATGTAAATTTGTTTTCATTAAATATGTCGTTATTTAAATATTCGATTATGCAAGATGAGAAATAATTTATCATGGCAATAGAGTATAATTTTTTAGGTTTCTGCGTTATCATCCATGGTTTTAAATCATGGGTTTTATATGTATTATTATATTTTCTAACTGTTAATCTGCCGTCTGTTTGTTGTATTAAATAAGAAATATCATTTTTTAATATCCTTTGAACTGCGTTTTTTATATCACCACTATTAAATGAGATGCTTATATCAGGAGCGTCAATTTCGTAATCGTTCGTTTCGTCTACATTCCAGTATGAAGGCCCGAATGGTATACCGCTTTTTAAGTATATTAAATCTTTAATTATTGCGCATAGGTTATTATTATCATAACCGGTTATAACAGCAGAGACTGCATTTCCTGTAGGCACATTAATAATATTATCCCATAGAGAATTACTAAACGGTACACTGTTACCATTTCTGTCTAATACTCTGTGTATAGTTTTAGTATATTCAGAGCAGTAATATAAATTGCTGGTTAACTGTATCAAGTTTATTTTAGCAGTACCGTATACTAAAGGTATAAATTTATCGATAGCGCCTGACATAATGGGCTGTCCTATTAAACTTGATATCTCGTCATTGTTTATAGTCTTGCAGACATTTTGGTTCATGGACTTAATTAAATCTGACGAACTTAGGTTTAAAAATTGAAAATCTGTACTTGCATCTGTAATATACCCGCGTCTAATTTCTTTAAAATCATCATATTTAGGATTTTCAACGGTAGATTTTTTAATTGTTAAAGGCACATTAAAAAAGTTAAAAATATCTTCGTCATCAAAATAGCCATCGTTATTTATTAAATATATATTAAAACTTTGGTTTAAATTAATACCATTAATAGCGTCCGATAATTTTATAGAAAAATTAGGAGGCTCTAATAATATTTTTGCATATTCGCCGGTTCTTATTTCTAAATCGGACGGATTATTAGGGTTTAAAGGAATCGATAAAAAGAATATTGGTCTCCTGGTTAAAACCGAATGGTCTGGATACAGCCATGGATGTATGCTTAAGTTTATTAAGCATATCCTTCTATTAAAATTGTTGTTAAAAAAATACATGGAGTATGGCACTTGTAGCAATTCTTGCAAGGTATAAACTTCTTCCAAGTATTTTGAATAATACAAAACTATTTTGTCTTCGGTATAAGTATCATAATATCCACCCCAATCTAGCCAATAAGAACTGTTAGGATGAGGACTTAAATCTATATAATATATGTTATATCTTTTATTAATATCGTTAGTCGGAGTAGGTTGTACTACAGTTTCTCTGTTAAATAACGACAATTCTGCCATATAATTTATCATCAAAACCTCTCCTCTAATTCCCAGCGTCTAGAGTATAAAAAATATCTGACACCCGATTCAAAGCTTAGATAATTTTGATTTAAATCATTTGCATAAAGTTTATCAAAAGGCAATTTATAAGCCTCTGTTGTAAAATCAATAAAAAATGGAAAACCTTCGCCAATATATTTTCGCGCTTTTACAATTTCATCCATTATTTTTTGATTTATCTTATACCTGCTGTCAAGTGATACTGCTCTATAGTTATAACCGCCTCTACCTTTTATTACTTGACCCGATAAAGTTACTCTAGGCTCTATAGTCGATGCAAAGGCAGGCTCTTTAGCAATAGACGTTGGTATATCACACGCAATACCCGCAGCAAATCTTCCTAATCTGCAATTATTATTTATTTTTATGAGTGTTGTATTATAAGTTTTATTTAATAAATACAAACCGCTTTCTGTATAATCTATATTTATTGTATCGCCATTAATTTCTATGGATAATTGAGAAACATTACAGTAACCTATTCCGATGCAATTAATTTCGCATTCTTCATCTAATGTAATGTCCAAGCTTGGGCTTATATAAATAACTTCTGCCAAAGCAGGGCTTTTTAATTCTTCAGGAGCGCTCGATTGCTGTATAACATCATATATTAATATATTCATTATACATTCCCCGCAAGTTGTAAAGTGTATAATTCACCTGCTCTTGCCTGTTTGTTAATAATTTCTGCAAATATTCTTCCATCCAATAGAAATGTAAAATTAAAATTATCTTTTTTTCCGCTCATTCCTCGCGGCGTTACATCTATTCTTTCACCTGGGTTAACTCTTAAGCCAACATTGTCAACGCCTGATGCAAGGTTAGGTACTATAAAACTGCCGCCTGTTTCCGCGCTTGTTGGTATTGGCGTATTTGCTATTTTTATCTGCTGCGCAATACCTGCGGCGAGAGTACTTGCGCCGGCTAAAATATTAAGCGGGTATGGAACAGAGCCTATTGCTTTTGTAAATGCAAGCGCAGTATTAATACCAGCTTCAGCATGTGCTACACCTTTAGCGACTTTTGCCATCTGCGTATTTTCTTTACCAAGTTCGCTAAATAATTGCCCAAAGCCGCTTGCTAAATCGCTTGCAGCACTTAGACGCATTTGAAATACAGCTTTTTCCCTTGCAGCTGACGCTTCCAGTTCTTTATTTATCGCATCCTGTAACGCTCTTTCTATTGCGAGGCGTTCATCTGCGCCTTCTTCATAAATTGCAGTAATTGTATCGGACTGCTGCCTCATAAACTCTATACGTTCAGCAGCATTATTACTTTCGATACTAGCCCGAGCTGTAAAAAACTCCTCAAAGCTTGCTATACGATCTTCCTGCGCTTTTTGTTCTTCATATTTTTCGTAGTCTATAGCTTCTTTAAATAAAGCGAGCCTGTCTTGTATAGTCTTAGTGTTTTTATTGATAACCACTGCAGCTTTTGCTTCCTCTGTCTGTATAGTGTCTTCAAGCTCTGCTGTATTTTTCGCCTTAACCGCATCAAGTTCCGCGCGTCTTGCTTGTGCTACCGCGTCAACCGCTGCTAACTTTGCCTGTAACGCAATCTCTGTTGCGTCCTGCTCGTCTTTTGCGGCTTGTATAGCGGCTCTGGAATTTTCTCTTGTTTCTTCAGCAAGATTACCAATAGAATCCCCAAGAGCTTTAACGCTGCTAGCCGCTTTATCCATGACAGTTATACCGACTGCCTGTAATGCACTGTCTATAGTTTCTAATAATTTACCTACTGCGCGGATAATATTTCCATATATAAAATCTAAAAGAGTAACGCCTGCTATTTTAACGCCGTTAAAAGCCACTGTAAATATTTCTTTAACAACACTTCCGAACCATTTGAATGCAAACTCTAATCTCGCGATACCTTGCTGTAAATATGTTTGCACCATGTCCCAGTTTTTAATTAAAAATATAATTGCTGGAATTAAAACAGCGGTAATGGCTACAGCGATTCCAAGAAGCGGATTAGCAGCCATTGCCAAATTAAGTGCTTTAAAAGCACCTGTCATGACTGCAAGGCCTTTAGAGAATGCCGCTATTATAGCCGCGCCTTTAACAATTAACATAAAAGCGCCTAATGCTACGGTTACGACACCAAGAGTAATACCAACAGTTTTTAATACAGCATCCCAGTTGTCAATTCCTGCTATAAAATCTGTAACTTTATCAATTACACTAGTAAAGACAGGCAATAGTTTTTCTGTTAAAATTATCTGTACACCTTCTAAAGCTTTTTTTAATTTAGATTGAGCTATCATATATGCTTCGGAAGCAGCGGCAGATTCATTGGAAATAATTCCAAATCTCTGAGCTTCCTCACGTAAAGCCGCAATACCATCTGCGCCTGATAAAGCCATATTTATCATATCATGTCCGGCATTACCAAAGGCGGCTGTAGCAATTTGCGTTCGCGTGAACTCATCAGGAGCTTCTCGGATGGCTTGCATCATCAAGTCAAAAGCTTCTTCATTTGAATTAACAGTTTTTAATTGATTTAGTAAAGCATCATTATTACCTTTTAATGCTGTAACAAGAGAACCAGAACCATCGCGTAATCCAGACATATTTTTATTTAATTTTTGAAGAGATCCACTTAAATTATTTACACCACTCTGTTTCGCAGCATAGTCCAATTCCTGGAATGTCTCCGCTGTCATACCAACGGACCGTGCGGTTTTTGCTGCAGCATCTCCGGTTTCTGCGGTTTTTTGTGTCATGGCTACCATTGCCGCGCCTAAGGCTAGAGATGCTTTTACAGCAAAATCTAGTGCCTTTCCCATAGCTTCCACGCCTTTAGCCGCGTCGCCAGTATATACACCATGTTTGGATAGTTCCTTATTTGTATTATCTATCTCTTTTCTTAATGTTTGTATTGCTTCACCTGCCGGATCCACTCCTTTATTTATCAATGATACTATTTTTCTTTCGTAAGCGTCTTTTTGTTTTGTTAATCCTTCTACTTCTTTACCAGTTGCTTTATAGGCAATTGCCGCTATTTTTTGCTGTTCGATTAATTTATTAGCATCACTTTTTCCCATATCATCGCCGAGTTTCTTAATTTTCGTTTGTAATTCAGCTGAAGATTCAGAGAGTTCTTTAAACTGTTTAGAAGCTTCCGTAGTATTTGCTTTAATATTTATAGATAAATCAGCCATTGACATTATCTCCAAATATAGGTAAAATTAAAAATATGATAGGTTGGATCATTGCTATAATTGCATTACCTCTTCTTTTTGTTGCTTTTACTTTCATGCATGTATATCCTTGGCTTGTCATATTCCCAATTCTCCTTATACTTACATTCGCTTTATTGGTTATAAAAACCTATAAAAAAATGTACCCAAAGTATTAATTACTTTAACTTGCAGCCATGTAATTCTGCCTGAAACTTGTAATCCTTCATTTTTTTATCAACTTCAGTCTCTCTATCAAAAGCTATAATTAATTGAGTAACCCACGTAGGTAAATCTGTCCAATCCTTATTAAATGGCAGCCCTGCATGTTTGCATGATAAATAAAAGTTGTAATAATAAATAAACTCTTCATTTACATATTCCTCAACCCTATAGCTTAAAATGGGCGCCATACCCGGTACATTTATCGGATATGGGTCTTTAAATCCGTCGTTTTTTAAAATGCCTAACTTATAGAGACGGTATCCAATAATCAGGCACTCAAGTTTCCCATTGTAAACTCTTCGCGCTCTATGGCATAATCAAACGCCTCTTGAGCGATTGTGTATGCCGCATCCTGCGGTAAAATTTGCCAAAAGTCATTAATTGTAATAATTATTGAGTTTTCGTATTCAAAACATGCAATGCTTTCAACACATTCATCAAAAAATCTTTTGAGGTCATTATTACCTGCCTGTAAATTGTGCATGAAACTTTCGAGGATTTTATCAGCGACTTTTGCCTTCGTTTCACGTTTTGAAATATTCTCAAAGTCAATACCTTCAAATAAATCCTTTCTGTCGATATTCGTAAAAGATTCACCTGGAAGCGGAAACCTTTTGAATATAATCTTCGCTGGTATTTCTTCTTTGTCATTTTCAAAAGAAGAAAAAATAAATACCTTGTTTTTTGACTTTAAACTTTTAAGTTTTGCCATAAGTCCTCCATTATGTTTTTGTAAAACACCCCTACTCGGAGCAGTAATCCTTTCGGGGATTAATTCCTTAAGCCGCTCTTGGTACGTTATAAGATACTGCCAAACCTTCGCCTTTTTCCCATGATATGCTCATCGATTGAGCCTCGGTATTACCGCCCGGCAAACTAAGGCTCGGTATTATAATTGGAGTTACTAACCAATTTTCAATACTTGAATCTTTCGCGTCTTCGTTAAGAAGCAAACCCAAATAAATACGAAAATCCGATGGCGGGTTAAATGAATAACCGCCTTTTCCATCGTCTTCTATGTAAGGTAAAAACAGATTGAGTATTTTTTGTGATACGTCAATCAATTGCTCAGTTTTATCGTCAAATACGAGGAAGCCTTCGAGACTTCCTGAGATTGTCGTGATACCGTCGCGTATTTTTGCGCCGGGGTCACAATCGTCGCCTGTGTCTACAGAACCTTGACCAAGTTCAAAGTTCGCGTTTGTTTTGCAGAACTTTTCAAAATGAAACTCAATCAACTGGTCGCCTTCAACCAGTTTAAACTGTGTACCATCCGCAGGACTTCGGAATGGTATGTTTAGCGGCACGTCTTCTGGAAGTTCGCTATTCTCACCTTTTTTGAGAATTAAGTACCATGTACCTGCCTTTGTTTCAATTGGACTAACACCGTCCGTGCCTTCGATAATGTCCGGGTTAACTGTTAAAAAAGCCCTTCTTGACATTCCTGATTTCTTCATTGTCTTGCTCCTTATGTCTCTCGACATTATTTATTTTATCCGCCTCAATTTCGGCGGTTACTTGCTCTGCCATTTTTTGCGCTCTTCGCATTTTTGCGCATGGCTTGCATATAACTTTGGCAGCTTCGCCATCTGTTATACGCCATACCTTTTTACCGTTCTCTTCAACCTGTTGTAACTTTCGTATCATAATTTTTTCCTATTCGCAATCATCCAAGTAATCAATTGTTAATTTTATTACAAACCTTATAACACCTATATTTTGCGCTTCAGGTGTAGGTGGAAAATAATCAGAGTCAATTATTAATCCCGTTTCCGGAGCTTCTTTTGAATGTATCGCAGTAAATAATGACTCCATAATACCAATCTGCTTCAATGTTATAATTAGTGGATTATGTTCTACTATAAATACAAATCCTTCTATATTAAAATTAAAAGTATTATTATCTACATTATGCGCATATGGTAATAATATTGAACGTGTCTTACGTGATTTAAGAGGATCATCCCAATATGAAAGAATATCTCCAATTTCGGGAACATTGTTATTAAGATATGAAATATAATTATTATATATTTCTTTAAAATTATTTCGCAAGTAATGCCTCCGCTTCTTTAATAGCCTTCGCTATTTCGTTGGCAAAAATCATCGGTATTTTTTCTTCACCGCCATATTGCTGCCAGCCTTCATTTATTAAGTCGCGTCTTTTAGAATAATCAAAATAGTTTCCGCTGCGTGATCTTCCTCTTCCTTTATAAAGTGCTTTTAAATAATTCATGTTTCCTGGTATACCTACACCGGCTCTTACTTTATATGTAGGTTCCTTTGCTCTTGTTCTATACCCGTCAATGCTGCTTACTGTTTTTCCACTTCTGCTTGTAAATAACTGTTCAAAACGCGTTTTCTTCAAGTAATTAATAAAGTTACCTGAAACACGCGCTACAGTCCGCGCCGAGATATTTTCTATAAAATATTCTTCAATGGGTGTGAGATTAATACTACCTTTAATTTCTGTTGTTATCATATATTAGGCTCCCTTGAGTACTTTAGAAGCGTCTGCCGCGCTGTTAATGGTATATCTATTTCATATTGTGTTGTTATTGCGCCATTAGCTGAAAATGATTTAATTCCTACATTACCGCCGCTTTGTGCAAACCTGCGAAGATTAGCGGAAATTATTTCAATAACCGCTCGCTGAAGATCTTCAGGTATATCTTCATAGCCAATATTCCCCTTATAACTAATTGCTTCCCATCCTTCGGGCTTGTAATTCTTAAACCTTAATATACCTTCTTTTTTTACGCTGTATTCATTCAGTTGTAATTCGTTATCATTTACCCTTACCATTTCGGTATCATTAACAGGAAAACTAGGAAGCAAGTACTCCCTGCCGCCAGTACCATCGATTGTTATATCGATATCTTGAGCAGCAAGAATACGGTCGGCAATTTTTTCAGCTTGCGTTGACGCGTCGGAAATGAGAAACTCTACTGTTTCCTTTTGGTCATCGTCAAGATTTAAAATTGTCTTGACTTTATCCCAGCTTACTAAATCACCGACCATATTCAATCCTTAAAAGGTTAAAGCCTTAATGGCTTCGCCGATTAAGAGTTTTCCGTCAGTTCGTTGCATACCACGGAAACCGATAAAACCTGAAGCCGCAAACAGTTCATTCAAGCGCTGAATTGCGAAGCCTGCTCTGTCATGGATGCGGTATCTCTTAAAGTCGCCGAGGGCTACAGGTTTTTTGCTTGTGCCAACATCCGGCATGCCGGATGATATTACAACAGGGCGTCCCAAAATCTGACCGAGTGGGTCTGTCGGAGTTTTTGGTTCAAACGGTTTGTAAAGGAATGAGCCTGCGTCATCTTTTAGGCTCATAACTTTTACCAAAGTGGAATTGTTCATAAGCCAATGCGAACGCGCGAAGTATCCTGCTTTAAGTTCTGCAAACAGAGATAATAAATCGCCGTATGAAAGAGTCGTACCTTTCGCCGCTACAGCGTCTGCGTCAATAAGAAAACCTGTCGGCTTTCCTACGCCGTCACCCTGGATGTAGGCTTCTTCCATTGCGATACCGTTGGTATACGCAAATGAATCTGTCAACCAAGATTCAAGATTGTACTCGTTATCCTGCAAAAGCTCTTCCGATACTTTGCAGATGCGTCCAATCTTGTGCGCTTCCATCATCTTCTGTTTGAAAGAAGCGTCGCTTTCGGGATAATTGCCGCCTTCGTCGATCCATTCGGATTCCCCGTGGTCATCGACTACGGGGATCTTTCTGTCAGATGCCGATGTCTGCACGTCCGCAAGCTGGCGCATAACGAACATATCCCTCTCCTGTTCGATTATCTGATTCTCCCATTCTGTCGGAATGAGATAACCGCCAGTATCGCCGCCGCCTGTTACGCCGCTTGTCATTGCGCGTAACTGCGCTCTGTCGCCTGTTCTCATATAGGCGATAATTGCGGCGCGGGATTCTTCAAGTCTTTGATCCTCAGTTGCAGGGGTTGCTTCGCCGCTTCTGGATAAAGGATCTACTTCACCCTGCAAGCGGGCGAGAGCTTCTTCTGTTTCGATTTGATTGCAAAGAGCGCGTATCTCCGCGCCGATTGCGTCAATTTTGGCAGTGTCAGGGTTTTCTTCGCCCTGATAAGTGCGCAACTGCAAAGACAGACCGTGCAGCTTCTTGCGCAATTCAAGAATCTTATTCATTTTAATTTCCTTACGTCATCACGACGTTAGTTAAAAATCTACTCATGCTGTCTCACGACATGAGAGTAGTATAACATCAACGATGCTATTTGTCATGCTTTTCGACGAGTTTTTTAAGCTCATCAATTTGCGCTCTTAACTTTTCGCGTTGTTTATCTTTTTCCGCTTCGTCGGTGTCAAAATCTGTTTGGATATTTTCAACGTCTCTTGCCTGTACGTCGGTATCCTGATAGGCGGGATAAGTAACAGGAGAAAAATCTACAACACGTTCCAATTTCTTAATTGACCGCTTGCAGCATCTTTTTCCGCTTTCGACAAAACGCTCTTCGGTATAACCGTCTTCATTCACGTAAAACCCAAAAGACATTTTGTCTACAAGCCCGGAGTTTATCGCCTCAAAACCATCGCGCCCCCAGACTGTCCCTGATACATCCGCCTCGATATATACACCGTTCACGTCTTCGCGAACAGAAAGAGTATTGTTTTTCCGCGCGGCCATAGGCTTTGAGCTTTCATGATTCCATAAAAGAACCTGCTCGGCTCTAACCAACGCTTCCCGCGCCGCACCCGTCTCGATTATTTCTGATAATCGAAAATGCTGGTTTTCATAAAGAACGACTTCCCGATTATAAACAATCGGCGTACCCTTAATTTTATAGGTAGTTTTTTCCTCATCGTTCCTTGTTGAAACCATTTCAAAATCACTTCCTTCAAGAGCGCGATACCTTCGCACCATTTTGGTATGGAACTTTTCTTTACTCATTTTCATTCTCCTTGTTTATAAAAACTTCAACGTCATATACGTTTTTGCATCGATTGCATGGCGTTCTCATTGATATACCATCTGTCGGTATTGAGTTCCAAATTGTAATATCGGGATTTGGTTTCATTCGGCTGCACATTGTAATCTGCCCAGAAGAATTAACATGGACAATTTTATTAAATATTTTTAATTCTCCATTTGCTTCTTTATCCCTATTCTCACCGTGAGGTATTTCATTAAACTCGACTATTTTATACAGTATTTTATTTTCAATACAGTATCGCTCTTTTGTCTGCCAATCATCATCAGGGTTTCTAATTATGCAGATAACATCATAGTATATTGGGAAAGGTTGGTCTTTATGCCATGCGCTAACAATTGTCAGACCTTTGCGTTTAGTAACAAAACCACTGCCATTCGTTTTAAGGATAACTTTAAATTCATGAAAACAAATAATTTCTATAAAATCATTAAGCCATTTTACTAAGGTAGGCTCACCGCCTATAATTTCTATAATAGTGTCTTTTGAGTTAAAGTTTATAATTACCCATTCAACTAATGATTTTAAGTCTAGGCAATTTACATCTTTTCTGTCTGTATCAATAGGAACTTTATATTTTTCAGGAATTGGGCAATAAGAGCATGAGTAATTACATGAATTGATTATGTTTATTGTTAATAATTTCATAATAATATCGATTGCATCCTTATTGGAGGCACAGCAGGGTTTGCCATGACCGGAGATACCTGTGATTGAACACTTGATGTTATATTGAAGGGATTGCCGCTGGTAGTAACTCTTAAATCAAAAGTAAAATCCTGCGTAACTTGCCCGCCCGAACTCCATGTATTGGATTGAGCCGCTATAATCATTCTATTTATGAAAGAACCTGAATAATTCCAGCCTCGCTGTTGCATCCAGTTCTGCCATTTTGATCCGTTTTGATCGTTTATAACTCCTAGATATCCTCCTATACAGGTTGTATTTGAATTAATCCTAATTGACGAGCTTGCAGGATTGTATACGGAACCGTTTACTTTTGTAACAGTTCTATTGATATTATCAAAAATTAAATAACAAAAATTATCAAAATTATTTATATATTCTGTATAATTATATATTTCCATTATATAAATATCCTGAAGATAATTTGCAATAGCATCGTCTACTGTACCGCAATTAACAGCTCTGTCACCATTAATAGGTGATAATGTAGGTCTTCTAAATTTATTTATACAACCAATTAAATAATTTTTATTTGCAGCTCTTTGAGCTGTCCCAGAGACAGGAGTTATTACATTATAACCCATCTTTTTATTTATTGCGTCGCATACATATTTACAATTTGCAATATTACTTCTTCCCAAAATAAACTCCTATCAAGGAACTGTCTGGTCAGGAACAGTAATTATTCCTGAAAAACTAATATTCCCGGAAAATGTTTTATTTCCGGTAATTGATTGAATACCTGTTATCTGAACAAAATCAGATATAGCCTTAGTTTCGGGTTGACCACCTGCGGCTGCAGGCGCGGTTAGAAGATTTGTATTGCCTGTCGCTGTTATTTTATTCTGTTTCGTATTATATACTTCGTTAATTGCAGAGAACACGCCGCCAGATTTAACCAAGTTTTCACTATCTTCAAACGGTTCCATATCGATGCCGATACTTTCGCCAAAAGTTCCGGCAGTGGCGCCGCCCGTCAATACGCGCCCAGCGTCGGCTTGCGAAGTCTGCGCCTGATAATCAGAATCGTTTATTACAACAGGGTTACCCCATGTTATTTCACCGTTTTCAATTTCTGATATGTACCATTCAACTCTTTTGTCGTTATGCGTTTCGTCATTTTTTACTTGAACATGGTCGCCAAGATTAGGAGTACGTCCAAAAAGCGTCTCTGCATCCTGAACGGTAAATGGTAAATCCGAGAAGGTATCTACCTGTCCTAAAAGCGTAGGTTCATCCAAGCCGATGGGCGCTATTGTTTTTGTAAGTACATTAATAGTCGCGCTATCATAATCGCCAATATAAACGCCGACTGTGCCGTTACTATCAAAAATTAAAGTTTTGCCTTCCATGAATATGGTATCCGGTGCAAACAAACTTTTTGCTATTGCTGTTGTACCGCTCAATACCCTTGTAAGTGTTGCACCATTTAAAGCGCTGGTATGAACACCTGCAAGCACATGATTAGTTTCCTGTAATTCTTCATTAAGATCTGTTACTTGCAATTGACGCGCCTGTGCTTCTATGTTTACGGCTTCAGTTATCTGTTGATTACGCGCTGCGGCTTCGTCCGTTAAATCCTGCTTAGTCGCAAGGCTCGGACGTGCTGCCGTAAATATTGGATCCGCTTCCGAGCCAACACCTCCTCCACCCATGCCGGCTTTGGTATAAGGAAGATCGTTCCAGCGCGTAACGCCGTCACCTTCTTTCATTTTACCCAAGTCCTGACCTGCGGAGATTATCCCGATATTGCCTATTTCTAAAATTGGGTCTAAATCATCCCAATGTTCAAATGCTCTTTGAATAACTCTTCTATCGTTCATTTTTTACCACGCTTGAAAATCTTTTTTATTTTTTTTACAAGAGGTTCTTTTTCATACGATAAATCGCGCCAGTGTTTTACACCATCGCCGACTTTCCGCTTGCCGATATCTTGTCCATAAGTAACAACTGCGACGGTTCCCTTTGGTAATACGGGATTTTCCGCAAACCATGCGTTATAATGTTTTCCTTTAGCTTTATTAATATCAGGCATTTTTAGTCTCCTTAATTTGTTTTCCAGCTTCTCCAAGATTTAAAGGGAACCTGTATGTTTTTCCTTGACCGTTTGGCAATGGGTCCATATCTTCCAGTTCCCGCACTTCATCAGCATTTAAAAAACCTTGCTGTAACCCGATTGAGTACGCTTCGTAACGCGCTTTCATATTGCCGCGTAAAAGACCGTCAAGTTCAAACTTAATGTAATATTTATTTTGCTCTTCCTCACCTGTGAATAATTTATTATTAAGAACTTGCTCCCAGCGAACAATCCAAGGACGGAATAAATAAATAACGGCGTTAAGTCCTTGCTCTTCTATATTTGAGAAAGTCGCTTTTTCCAAGTCGCCTATTAAGTGAGGTGGCACGCCGTGAATACGCGCCATTTCCGATACTGTAAACTTTCTGGATTCTATAAATTGTGCGTCTTCGAGCGGCATTCCAAGTTTTTCAAACTTCATACCTTCTTCAAGGATTATCATTCTGTGAGATTTTGAAAGACCTGCATACTGTTCGTTCATACTTGTTTTTAATCTTTTATGTGCGTCATCTGATAATTTACTCGGGTGTGATAACATACCGCCGATGTTTGTACCCTGCCCAAAAAAACGGGCGCCAAACTCATCAAGTGCCAAACCCAAACCTAAAGACTGCCTGAATAATTGGATAGGCGAAAATGAATTAATGCCGTCAAAACCAAGACCCGGTACATGAAGTATTTTCCACGCCGGTAATATCGTGCCTGAATTAGGGAAGTGATATTCAATCGGGCTGTATTTATCTTTTCTTTTTGGTTCGCAAATACCCGGAGCGATTGGCCATATTTCACAGACGTTGCCATTTTTATCAAATATTAATTCTGCGAATGCCTTACCTCGATTTAATATCTGCGCTTGCATTGCCTCAATCATGGAGAAGGAAGTCATTTCGGGATTAGGTTTTTTTCTTAACAGCCGCGCCGTTGGGTGATCATTTCTTATTTTTTTACCGCCTGCGGCAGTTCTTTCGTAAACATGGATGGGAAGGGATGCAATTATTCTTGATATTAAACTTACGCAAGCAAAATGTGCGGATAAACCCATCGCGCGGTTTTCTGTAACCACCGCGCCTGAGACGGAGGGAGCGCCCCATCCCGAGTAATCATGTATCGGGGCAGGCGCGGAGGCTTTACGCTTGAAAATATCAGAAAATCCCATTAAACCGTTAATACTCCTCTTTCTTCATAAACAGAGCCTGTTGTTACCTGTAATGAAGCTCTGCCGAGCGCCATAAGGTTCGCCACTACACCGTCAATTCTTTTTCCGTTGGAATTGCGGCGCGGCTTCATTGGCATTATGTTTCCCTGCCTGTCTGATTTTAATTCCACGCAGGATATCATCCAGTACATTACAGGATTATCATTATGAGCGAGATCTGCGGCTAAGACGTATTTTTCAAAAGTGTAACACATGGGAGATATCATTCGATATCCTTGTTGAATTGGTATCATGTTCATGCCGCCGTCTGTGAGATTATTTACAATCTCTTGAGCGTGCCACGGGTCAAATGCAAACTCTTTTATTTCGTAAAGTGAAGCAAACTCATTTATATCTGCCTCGATATAGTTATAATCGATTACGTTGCCGGGAGTAGCTATGATATTTCCTTCTTCGACCCACTGACGATACGGGACCTTGTCGGTCTCTTCTTTTTCCTGTATTAATTCTTCTGGGATATAAAATCTATAAATATGTTTATAAGGTTCGCCTTCCGTAATAGGCGGAAATGATAAACAAGTAGCGGTAATATCCTGTGTACTGGATAAGTCCATAGCCCCGTAACATATACGTCCTTTTAATTCTTCTTCAGTATATTTTACCTTACCGCATTTTTGCCATGTCGCAAAATCAAACCATGCCATTATAGATTTGCACCAAATGTTCAGGCGTTTCGTTTTTATATTTGTTATCTTGACCGTTGACGAAGCCGCGAGTTCTATCTGCTCGGCCAGTCTTTCTTTATCAACCGATATTCCCAGATTGGGATTTGCTTTTATCCATGTTTTTGGGTTTTTCCATTCATCGCCTTCGTCGAGCGTGAATATTATACCAAAAAATGAATCAACTGAAGGAATGGAACCTTCAAGCATTTTTTTAAGATGCTCATGTTCTTCCAAACACGGGCTGTTATAATTCGTTCCTGCTGTTGTAATAATAAAAACTTGCGGCTGCTTTCTGGCGCCCATACCGCTTTCAATAACATCGATTAACCCCGCGTCCGGATGCGCATGGTATTCGTCAATAACCGCAAAAGAGGGATTGAGACCGTCCTCGGTTTTACTGTCTCTGCCAAGCGGACGCATGACTGCGGCGGTTTTTGGCACGATAATATGTTTTTTACTTTTATAAGTCTGCGTCTGCGTTTTTAATATTTTATTACGCTGTATTTGCCTGTCCGCTTCCTCCCATGTAATGGAAGCCTGCTGCTGTTTGGTCGCAGCAAAATATATCTCCGGCGCTATTTCTTTTGGCGTGTCCGCGAAAAAATGATAATTAGCAAGCGCGGAGGCGAAGGTTGATTTTCCGTTTTTCCTTGCGACTTCTATGTAAGCACGCGTAAACCTTCGATAACCTTCTTTATTTCGCCAGCCTTCGGTACACCAAATTATAAATTGCTGCCAAGGTTCAAGTTTTATTTTAATGTCTTTATTAAGCGCCCTGTTCGCGAACTCGCCTTTGGTATGTTCCAGTAATTGAATAAAATCGATTGCGTTTTTTGCGGCAGCATCGTCAAAGTGATATTGAAAATCTTTTTTCCCGATTTTCTTTAAATCGTTAACGTGCCTTTTAACCGCGAGCTTAACCCACTTACAGGTTACGATTTTATTGTCCGATACGTCGGCGATATATTGTTCAGCTGTGTAATTGGCCATTAACATACCGCCCGTAAATAACAATAATAAAACAAATAGAAATACATTTTTCACTTTATCAACTCCTTCATTTTTTCATCGTCCGTGTCTATATCTTCTTTTTTCAATAAGCCGATTCGGGTTCTGTCCGACGGAGTAAGCCCAAACCGCGCCATAAGCTTTTCACATAAACTGTAACATTTATTCATTTGCTGCAATAAAACAGTGGGTATAAAAGCGCCGCCCTTCGTTTCAACTTCCATGAGCATCGGGTTATTGCTTATTCTTTCCGCAGCGTCTTTCCAAAAACCAAAAGTGTAACATAACATTTCAAATGCGAAAATATCAGTAACTTCTGTTATGGGATTTTTCTCCCATTCTGCCAAAAGATTTATCCACATCGATTTTGAATACTTATTAAAATATTCAGGCGGCGGCGTTCCTTTTTTTAATTCAGTAAACTTTGGCTCTTTTTTATTTTCGCGGCATTTTTTATTTGTACCTTGCAGCTTCTTTTGAGCCGTCGGCTTTCGGGGTCTACCTGCCGGCATTATCCAACCCCCCTTCCTGAATTATGGACGTGTCAATTTGTTCCTTCACCTTAACGGTCTCAGCTTGTTCCTGTAGAGATTCAACCCCCCTACCGTCTCGATGCTCGATTAGTTTCTCCATACCAGCAAATATACCAGCCGATAATAATATACTTATGAGAATAATCAATATAATTCCGAGTGCTTCAATTAATGGGTCTTTACTAAAAAGAGGTTCATCCTTAAATCTAATTTCAATGTACATTATGCCTGTCTCCTTCGCCTTGCCGTAACCTTACTATGTTCGCTGCGGAGAAGAGGTGTGAGTTTATAGGCTGTGTGTCGGGGTTCTACTTGTGGATTATATGGCGGCTCATGGTGTATATCGTATTTATGCCATTGGTCTGAAGGTATACCGTGGTCTTTTAATACCTTGGCTCTTATAAGCTGCCAAACACGGTCATAGCCACGAGAGGCTGCGGAGGGTCTTTGGTCTATTGCTCTTTCGGGAGGATTGTAAAAATGCGCGTGGGCTTGACAGTAACCGGACTGGACCGTATTGGTACACCCGGCGTATAGGCATGGTCTGCTAGGCTTTTTAGGCATTTATCCCCTTTATAAACCTAGCAGTGTTTATGGTTATTTTATATCAGATATTTGGAATGTTGTCAAGAGGTTTTTGGATATATTTCTTTAATTGTATCATTCTTATTTAATTCCTATGTTATTCCCTACTATACTATTATAATCAATTAAATCATTAAGCAGTTGTATATTCGTTTTTACTTGTTTTGCTATTTTATTTATCCATTCTCTCAAGGCTTCTTCTTCAGTTTTTCGGTATCTGGTACTATTATTACAGTTAGTACAATAAATTATATATTTACCTTTAATCGTTTTATATCTCCGCACTTTATTGGCGCAAATACATTTAATATCTATTATATTATCCATTTAATACCTCAATTCCGTAAAATGTAAAATCGCATAATCACCAAAAGGTAATTCAATAAACCAATCAATAAAATCATTTCTATCAGTAAACCCGTCATTTTTTGAAATGATGTTCAAAGGTATAGGATGGTCATCTTTGGAATAGTTTACCCAAAAGTCCGCTACTTCACTTTTTACAACCTGCTGTACACTTACTATCTTCTTTACGCAAAATACTTTCTGTTTACTTCTGTATGGTATTCCTTCCCATGTAAACAAGGCAACTTTTTTTCCTTCAAACCGCTGCCAGTAATTAAGATTTTTTCTAATCGTGTGAATCTTGTCATTTATTAAATCGTCACCTGCTTCATTAATGAAGCGAGGGTCAAAGGATATGCGCTTCATACCTTAGTCCAATATTTGCAAGATTCATCATTCTTTACATAGTTATGAGTAAGTTGGCATGATACCCTTCCTATTTTTTTACCAGCAATTTCAAGTACTGAAGGATATGTTTTATTACAATTCTCACAAGTTTTTTTTTTGTAAATATCTTTTTAAAATAATTGAGTTTTGATTTATCAGTTTTTCTTGGTATAACGCAAAAATATTCTTGATAGTCTTTTACTTCAAAACAATTGCTATTACAGTCTTTTGGACAATCATCTGGTATAGTATGCAGATAGACAGGTTCACAATCATCACACATATCTCCACAAGCTTCACCTATATAACAGGAGCATCCATCTTCAAAATTATATAAACCGTCGAAACCGTTTACTTTTAAGTACTTATTTACAATCTCTGTTATTCTCATACCGCCACTTCCTCCCGCTCGCTAACTTCTTCCAATTCAAACAGATTAGGCACATCCATTTCTTCCTCAGCCGCTTTCAGATAATACAAGCCGTCGTAAAAATATTTTTCGCTTAACTCAATGCCAATGCCGCGCCTGCCTTTTAATACCGCTCTGTAAGGTACTGACATAATGCCGCCAAAGGGGTCAAGGACTGTTTCACCTGGGTTAGTATGTTGCTCAATAACTCTGTCGCATATATCGAATTGTAAAGGACATAAATGCTGCTCTTTGCCTTTTTGGCTCTGTATCATGTTGAGCGTTCTCATTCTAGCTATATCACTCCAAACTTCCTCACTCCACGACGGCGGCTGTAAAAGCATGAAGGAAGAGGGTAAGCGTTTATATTCTTCGAGCTGTTCGCCGACTTTAACGTGATGCTCAAAGTTGTAAACATTTTCCATGTTAAAAACCTTGAACCATTTGAAAATCGTCTCATGCGACAGCACTTCCAATTCTTCAGGTGTTAAAAGTCTGCATCCGCCCAAGCGCGTGAAGCCGTGAGCGTCAATCTGCCAGCGGGCTTTAGAATATTTCTGCTTGCTTTTTACAACAGGCTCGTCGGCGTATGAATTGGTCGTATCGGTCGGCGTTTTTCTGAACAGTAATAAATATTCAGGCATTCCCACGCCCATTTTACTACCGTCCTTGCATTGTTCAGTCCAGCCGAGGCGATACGTTTGATTATTTTCGCGTACCACGTCGGTTACGATTGTTTTCATTCCCATGTAGCCAAAACCATGCTTAACAAAATGGTCGATAGTTTTACAGTGAAAAGGATAAACAGTCTGATAGCCAAGCCCCGTAAGTCCACCCGGTACTATACGATCTTTTACATGGATTGCCGCGATACGCCCTGGCTTTAATATCCGCAGCAAGTTAGGCGTTAAATATTCAAAGTGCTTGAAAAAATGCTCATTATTATCGGTATGCCCCAAGTCGGCGTAATTAGGCGAGTACTCATATTGAGTAGAGAACGGTATCGACGTTAAAATTAAATCGATGCTGTTATCTGCCATATTTTGCGTTTCGAGTATACAATCATTCAAAATCGCTTTATATTTTTTGCCGTTACTCTCTATTCTTTCCACTCCTATCCTCCTTTTCATAACGTCCTGCATGGCGTTACGCGATAAACCATATTTCTTTATTATTTCTGACATTTGCGCGACGGTATGTTTATGCTGTTCCCATTTACGCATGAGAACTTCTTTTATAGCGCGTTCATTCTCCGTGTGAATAATATCGATGCGGACTTTTTTCTGTTGTAAAAATCTGTAGACGCGGTGTATCGCCTGAATAAAATCGTTAAACTTATAACCGATGCCGAGGAATATCGCCCAAGCGCAAAACCTTTGAAAATTACAGCCTGAGCCTGCTATAACAGGCTTCGTCGCAAGCTCCTGTATTTTGCCGTCCGAGAAATTAATAATCGCTTCCTCGCGCTCTTCCATATCCTGCGAGCCATAGACTGTTACGCATGAAGGGACTGCTTTTTTTATCGCGAGCCTTTCCGCTTCTTGGTCATGCCATAAAAGCCTATGCGCGGCAGGGTCAATCTGTCTTAATTCAAGCATTTTCTCAATTC